CAGACACACCTTTTGCTGCAAATGCTATCGCTGCAAATATCGCAGCAGTTTTTCCAATCGGTGATTTAAAAAATTCTGTCGTTGCTTTTGTCAGTTCCGTTAATGCTCGTACACCGTCTAAAATAGCAGGGGCTAATAAAGTTCCAACAGAAATAGATAATTTTTCTGTTTCATTACTTAATACTTTAAACACCATTGTTGGATCATTTTCAATTAGTTTTTTCAAGGCACTTGCACCTTCTCTTTCTATCTCTTTAAACGCACCAACAACAACATCTTTTGTTATTTTTCCTTCAGCAGCAAATTTTCTCAGTTCTCCAACATTAACTCCTAATTGATCTGCAATTGGTTTTAGAACAGCCGACATTTGCTCAGATATACTATTAAACTCATCACCTCTCAAAACTCCAGAACCTAAAGCCTGTGTTAACTGACGCATTGCCCCTGCCTGTTCTTGAGTAGAAGCACCAGACAGAATAGCTGCTGTATTAAATCCATTAAATATTGCTGAAATTTCCTCCATGCTTGAACCTAATGGGCCAAGTCTTGCCTGTAAATTTGTAACCCCTTCTAAAGCATCTATAGAACTT